TGCTGAACATCACATCTCGGAAGAAGCGGAACGGAATGCTGACATGGAGCAACTCGACACCCGCGGGAGCAGTTAGTTCTATTGGACAGAGCCAATTGTATGTTGCGGGAAGTACGAGTGGAATCGCTGCGTACGTCATGTTCCGACCAACCGCCATGGACCTCAGCACTGGTGTAGCAGCAGGCACCAATAATACATACATTCAGGACAGTGTGCGAACTTCTCGCACCTGTTATATGAAGGGCTTCTCAGAGAAGATCCGAATTGAGACCAATACGGGTAACCCCTGGTTCCATCGCCGGATTTGCTTTACGAGCAAGGACCCCGCTTTTTACACACAGAACCCGTCCGACACCACTGGTACCCAAAACACACAAGTCGCCAACGGTGCACTTGAGGTTAATCCCAATGGTTGGCAGAGACTAGCTGCCAACATGTTATTACAGTCACTGAATCAGACCTATCTGGTCCAGAAGGGACTTATATTCAAGGGAGCCGAAGGCGTTGACTGGGATGATATGATCACGGCCCCACTCGACACGACTCGCATTGATGTCAAATTTGATAAGACATTCATTTACAAAAGTGGCAACGAACGCGGAATTCTGCGTGAACACAAACTCTATCACCCAATGAACCACAACATCGTGTATGATGATGACGAAACTGGAAAGGATGTCACAACCGAAATTACTTACTCTGTTATGGACAAGCGTGGAATGGGCAATTATCACATTTTGGACATATTCTCTCAGGGGGCCTCTGGCTCCACTTCTGATCGACTCGCTATGCGCTGTAATTCTACTCTATATTGGCATGAAAAATAGGGGAGCTTATCTCCACAAAAATACAATTTGCTTCCAACCATGCCACATCTGACTCATCGAACTGACCAGGCTTTGCACATCTCATTTCCTCTCTGGGGTCTTTGTTACTAAGCCACATACTTGGCTTACCCCATTTAAGTACACGAGGATCCTTGTACATTTCCTTAACCATAAATTCTCTTTGGCAGCCTAGCCAATCCTTCCACATATGAAAATATTGAATTCCGCCACGTAGATCGTCGAAGATAGCATATTCTGCGTCAGGACATTCCTCGAAAGCAGCCTTGCCAGAAAAGGCGCCATGAAAATGAACATGTCTGCCTAACGAACGGGCCCACAATGTTTTACCCAAGAGACTTGGCCCAATTAATACCAGACTCTTTCGTCTACCTACATACGTCAGCTGATAATTCAAAGCGCCGTATGGGGCGAGGGTACAGCGAGGGACGAGCGCCGAGTTCCCACTTGAGGCAAGACCTAGAACACAGTTTTCGTTGCTAGCGCAGCGTCACTCACCTAATAATGGCACTCCAGATCCAATTCCAGACTGTGCCAACCAATCATCTCGTCCGTCCAGGTCCCCACCTCGGAACTCAAAACCGGCGGGTGTTGCATACTGGGCAACTTCTGGTCTGTATCTCCACTTAGCGTAGGCGTTCGCATTGATGAAACCTTTGATGAGACCTCCTCTATCCATTTCGTCGAATAGGTCAAGAAACTCATCCGCATCCTCACAGAGGTGCGCGACATTGCTGACCTTCTGAGCTCCGCTAGACATTCCTCCTCTGGGCTCCGGTCGAGCAAGCCCTCCCGCGATAACATCTCCGTCTTTGATCGCATAATCGAATCCTTTCTCCGGTGTTCCCTTACTAGGGCTAACGTTTGGGTGCCGACCGTCCACATCGAATATCCGAACGTTTCGAGATCTAAACTTCCTACCGAAGTCGACAAACACATGTAGATGAACGCCTCCAGTTCTTGAATGAACCTCTCGTGCGACGATACACTCAGCGTCCAATGAAGACATATGATTGGATACAGCCCATTCGTCGAGGTCTCCACATTGTGAATAGGTGAGAAGCACATACTTGGCGTTGACGAAGAACATGTGACTCAGAGTGTGCCCTCAAGGTGTGTCCTGCGAAACTAATATTATAGCAGGACACAGGGCACACCCACACCTATAAATACCCCTCGCCCACATCACCCGAAGGGTATGTCTCAACAAAACCCCCCAACAAAAAAGGATGGCCCCCCGACGTTACGCCGCCAAGAGGCGTTCTACATCACGAAGGACCTATCGCAAAAAGCGCGCATACCCCACCCGTCGCACTACCAACAAGCGAACCTATCGCAAAAAGACCTCACGCAAATCTTTGCTGAACATCACATCTCGGAAGAAGCGGAACGGAATGCTGACATGGAGCAACTCGACACCCGCGGGAGCAGTTAGTTCTATTGGACAGAGCCAATTGTATGTTGCGGGAAGTACGAGTGG